GAATACAAATAGAGGAATTAAGAGATTCAACTACGTCACTTACAATGGATTTTATGAAGATAAAATAGTCATAATAGCGCCACAAGAAATTGCTTGTAGAAACACAGACACATCCAAGCAAGACATCCTAGTACAGAAAACTCCCATATTTGAAGGGTATGAAGACGTAAATCGGCCTCATTATATTCATAGGTGTGCTCCTAATTTAATAGAATCTATATACCGACAATATGCAAATTATAAGATGGCTAAAGTTTTAGAAACTACACAATCCGAAAGACTCAAAGACTACAAACAATTCGTAACTAAAAGAATCATTGAACCATTAAAAGATGAGATGTTTGCAGATCTAACCCCAATAACCTGGGATGAGTGGATAGAAAGTTGTGACCCTAAGAAAAAGCCATTATATAAACAAGCCAAACACACCTATGATGAAATCTACGCAGACCAGAATGATATGCGAACTTTATCGAAGATTATCACCGATTTTAAAATGCATACTAAAACCGATGAGAAAGTTTATATGCAACATGGAAAGAAAAAGTTAAAAGCCAGATGTGTAATAGAAGAGAATGATAGCACCAAAGTGTGTATAGGACCCATAATAAAGAAAATAACCAACCACGCAAAGAAAGCTTTTAGCTGGTATGGAAGTGGACAATCAAATGAGACCCGTAGTGAAAAATTTGAAAAATGGATTCAGGATATACCAGACCATCAAGTAATATGTATAGATGGGAGTGCATTCGATTCTACACAACACTACCCATTAATGCAAGCATTAGACCTACAATACCTAAATCTTTACTTAAAATATTATAAGTTTGATATCAGTGAGTATGCTAACATAGAGCATGTAGATATGATGATCAATAATCTTAGGATGATGATAAGAGCAAAAATAGAAGGGGAATTAGAAATTAATGCAAGTATATACGGAACTACTGGTAGTGGAAGGATGAACACTAGTAACGGAAACACACTCAGAGCAGGCTCATACATACTCTATGCAGCAGAGAAAATAGGTCTAAAATATGGCGAAGATTTTTACTTCGAAGTTTGTGGAGATGATACAATAATCATAATTCAATCTCTGCTCACCACCAAATTAATAAACGCATTGTATGAACACGTATACCTAAGAAATGAAAACTGGGAACATACAATAAAAAACACTACAGATCTAAAATTAGGGCAAATAGCTAAACAAATGGATGTATACGATAATCTGCGAGGAGCCGAATATTTATCCAGCAACTTTTTAGTCAACGGAGAAGGGAAGATAAAAATGATTAGAAACATGCGTAGATTCTTACAACTTACAGCTTACACTAGATCAGTTAGAACAAATAACGTAGATAAAATC